GCAATCAACGTTCTTAGATAGGCATTTGCCGAATCTAGGAAGCTCTCAATCAAGGCGTTATTTAGCTTGCCATCGATGTACTGGAAGGCTAAAAATTGCAGGGCTTCATGAATCACAATTCGAGCGTACTCAATGTTCATGAAGTTTTCGGGGCTGGTATTCGTCGGGAAAGCAAAACTTCTATTGCCCCATGTCCGAATCCCAGTACCAAACCCATTGATCAGCGTCATAATCCCCACATCATTAAGGTTGTTTGCCTCTGTGGTGAAGTTGCCGATGATGAACTCAATGGGACGTTCTAGCCCAACGATGCCGCGCATTTCAATGTTTGATGGCGACTTCGAGATCCCCTGTGCCGCCGATGCGTTAATCCAGATGCCTGCCACCCGTGAGGATGCCGGATCTAGTTCGTTCGTATCGGTCAAATTTCGATAGATTTTGGCGTGAGGATAAACCCCAACAAGCTTGCGGCTACCGGAATTAAAGTTGATTGTGCCTTGCGCACCACGTCCCGAAATAGCCGTATTCACGCTAATCCCAATGGGGGCATCCACAATGCCAATCGCATCAATATTGAACGCTACTACATCGATCGCCGACGTGACCGACACCACGGAGGAATACCCAGGGGCAATCAATAACCGAGGCTTCACACCGAATAGGGCATAACAATCTTTAGCCGCTTCTAAACCAAGGCGATCGCCGTCCCCATCAACCCCACCAATAATGTCCGAGTTTTGAACAATCGAAGGGTCAACATAGGTATAGGTAACTTTCACAGAAGCACCGCTGGCGATCGCCCCACCCGTCAATCGAGTGATCACGCCCGTCGCAGTATTTAGACTGTAATCAGTGTTTAGAACATAGGTAGGAGTGCCGCCCGTACCCGTAACCACAACCGCGCTTAGACCTTCTTCCAGTTGAATCGTGTCGTTAGTCGCAAACGTATTAGTCGCTGCCGTGACCGTGGTTAGATGTGCGCCCGAAGGATAACTGTAATCAAGCTTGACAGTGGAGTTTGCAGTAATTCCACCCCCGCTGATACGGGTAATAATGCCATTCTCCGAATCATAGATATAGTCCGTATCGAGGACATAAGTAGGCGTTCCCCCAGAGCCTTTCACCACTAACGAAGCCGCACCCCTTGGGATTTGGATCGCGTCATAACTAAAGGTTTGGGATTGTGCCGTTACCGTTGTTGTCGCCTGAGCGCCAAAAGCATCTAGGACGTTAACAACATAGACTTCTACGCCGCCGTCGCTGGTCGCCTGATCGAAGATGCCATCCAACGCTTTGGGGATGGTGTAACCTAGTCGGTCTTCACCAAAGGACAAAGCCCCCTGCCGTCTATTCGTGACTAGGACGGGGGTATTTAGAGAGCGATCGCCAGATGCAACCAAATATTGCGGCGACGTACCGACAAGAAAAATCCGGTTGGGAGATTCCCGCGTCGGACGAACGCCCGTGGTTACAATTTCAATCGATGGACCGTGTTTAATTGCCATTTGCAGTCACCTCCTTTGGTGCTTTTTCAACCGTCTTTTTGGGGGCGGCGATCGCCACATCTTCCACCACTTTCAACAGCCCATTCTTGATCCATTGACGGACGACATCCAACTCAGTATCGAGGGTGTAAGTATGCCCCGGCATTAGGTTTAAAGTGATGTTCGGTTTTTGCAAAGTCGCACTACCCGGCGTTGCGCTAACCCACTTACATTTTTTGAAGTTCTGCATAATTTAGCCTTGGTAAATATCTGTCAAATCAGCACCGCCGCCGCCATCGTCATAACCAATCGCGCCCGTTGGTGGGGCAGTCTCAATGGGGTCATCGGCAAAGTTAATCTCGGTAAGCGTTGGCAATAAATCAGGGTCTTCAGATTGCTGACTAGCGCCCCCCGGCATGATGATCGAAAAGGAACCCTGCGCCGTGACGTAGGACTCCGACATCCCCGCAAAATTGAACGCCCCCAAAGATAATTCTTCGAGCATATTCGGCATTAGGTAGCCAAATAACAGGTCACGAACATGGGCTTTTACCTGATAAAAACCACCTACACCACGCAACTTTTTAACCATAATGGCGACGGAATAGCTATGAATTTCCTCTCGGATAGCACCCCCAATGTCAGTCGTTCCCATGTCAGTGCCAACCCAGCTTAGGATCACCATGCCAGCCTCGGCGATCGCCGCCCAATCTTTTGGTAAATCGGGCATAAACTGAACCGTCACCCCATGAGTTACCCTAACGGGGTTCAGATGTAGTGCCAGTGCCAGCTCAAACTCTTCTTGGTAGGCAAGGGTTTCCGTCATATCGTTGATAGAAACTCCTTAGCGATTTTGGCGTGTTCTTCCCTGTCGCGATCGCCGAAGCCGAGGAATTTGCGCTGTGCCATTTTCGACGTGCCAGTTTGGTGAAAAATCCCGTAGCCTTGGGTCGCGAAGACAAACGCACTATCCCCCGAAACTTCAGAAGAAACAGAGTTGATCAGTGCCGAGGTTTCCCGCAAGATTGCCCCGCTACGTTTCCGGAGTAGGGTACTTGGACGCAACGCCGCCCAAGGCGCACCATCGGGGTCAGACTGCTGAGCGAAATTTAACTTAGTTGATCGCTCTTGATAAGCCGCATTTCGTCCCAACATAGGGCGCAGGTTTTCGAGTTTGTCGGACATCACATCCAAAACTTGAATTGCATTGCCGCTGACTTTGACCTTAACCATTACGCCGAACTCCCATAGGTAGAAGTGGTAATCAGATAGCCCTGAACTTTTTGCCCAAGGATTTCGTTCTCGTCAAAACCAGCACTGGCGATCGCCGGAACAAAATGAAATTCGTACTCGGTGTTGCTGCCGTCCATCGTTGCTTTGGCGATCGCGCCATCCCTAACGCCATCGGGCAAAACATTAGGATCGGTGCAGTGACCTTTGACGTAAATTACGGTTTGATCCCCACCGACGAATGGGGTGTTCTGAGGCATCCGATCTTGTTTGAGGAAACACCGCACCGTTTTCGCCTCTGTCTGCGCTGTGGGTTCGCCATAGTCGCCAACAATTATTTCCCCAACGGGGACATTGAAAATTAGCGTGGCATTCTCAAGAACAGATAGAGCCGTCATGGTTAACCGTTCAACTCCTCAAGGCGATCGCCAGCCAATTCCTTGATGCCCGTCCGACTGTCAGACTGGATCAAAGCTTCCAACTCCTTGACATTAGTCGAAGCGTTAATCAAGCTTTCTGACTCTCGGATAGTGACGGCGGCAACGGCTTCAGCGAGGGTTAAGTTCCCCACCGGAGAACCTGCCACTGGAGCAGCGGACGTTTGCCCAAGGGCAGCGTCTTGGTGAGGGACAGGCTGATCATCGCCGTCCCGTGTGGAAACTTTGAACCCTTCCAACTCACCTTCAACCTGAGGCTCTTTGCTCAGGACGCGCAGGTATTCCCGGTCAATCCAAAGCTTTGTCACCGGATGGGCGATCGCCAGTTTCCATTCATCCGCAGGGATGTTCAGATTGATGCCAGGCTTAAGGGTTAGTTGCTGAGAGCCGCCAACATAATTGACGGTCAGGCTCGTTGCGCGTCTGTTCTCAACCGTGGTCATCAAATCCCTTCCCCATAGCGCATAGACAAGGGCTTGCGAACTTCGATCCCACCTGTCCGCATCCGGCAAGGGACTCGGAAACTAAAATCACGCTCAGGGTTTGGACGCTGTTCAAAATCCAAGGGAACATGGAATTTTACGAGATCAGGACGCTTGATGTAGGACACCATCATGTCCACGCCGCCCGTACCTTTGCCCTGTAGATAAGGCATCGGAATCACAGTCTGCACACCCGCAGGGGTTGCCCGTTGGGTCTTCAGGAAAAATGACAAAATCGTTTCGCCACTTGCTGAATTGTTTGGGAATGGAGAACCAACAATCCGCTCAAATTGATCTTGAGGGAGGGCGATCACCATTGGGTTATAAGCCCCGTTTGTCGCCACGCGAGTTGCCGCCGCAAAATTGCGGAGGTCATCATAGACCTGCTCATTCGTCTTGTGCTGCCACTCAGTCGAGCTGGTCCCACCATTGCTGTTGCCGTTGTTGGGGGAAGTCCAAACCGGAACGTTAGGGAAATTAATCATCCCCAGCAAATTATTCTCGGCATCACCCTCATACCCAAGGACATCCAGTTTGCGCTCGATCACCTCACGGGCGGCGATCGCCATGGAGGAATCCAGATTCATGCCAGCAAAATCAGCACCTTCTAGATCTTCGAGCGTGTAGGCATAAGCATTGGCGATCGTGCGAATAAAGCCAGTTCGTTTTTCGGCGAAGGCATTCACCAGAGGAATATCCGTCGCACCATTGGCAAGGATTTTCGCCTCACCCAAGACCGTCAGGATTTTGTAGCTATAGGTTTCTGCACCAGAAGGTAGCTCATCAGAAATATCGACAGCCGCCCCCGATGCCATGAGCATTTCAGGGAAATCCTGAGTGACTACATCGTTCTGGACGTGTTCAAGTTGTTGTCGTAAAAATAAGCCGTTAACGGGCATTGGTCATCACCTCCTATGGCAGGTTAAGTTCTAAAATTGCGAGACCAGCCCCCGAAGTGGTGGTAGCCCATTTGACCCCAGACAATGCATCCGCTTTGTGTGTGTCAGCATCGGTGCGGAAATTGCCAGGGGTAAGCGCACTGTTTACGGTGTGGCGCAGAAATACGGGCAAAGTGGGATTCACCGCGACTTCCGAGTACACCTGAATCAAGCCTCTACGGAGGATAGTGATATCGTCCCCAATCTCGTAGCGACTGCCTGCGGTGGCTTCAAGTACCCCAAAGCCATCATCGCCTTGACGACTTTGCTTGTGGGCAAAGAGAGCAATACCCATGAACACAAAACCAGTAGCCGACGGAATCGCAACCTTGGGGCGATCGCCATCAGAAAAAGCCCCATCGTAAACAAGCCCTAAACCGAACTCGATCACTTCGTCGCTATGTCCGGTAATGCAGCGTTCGGGGGATTGCACAGCCATCCCTTTGAGCAGTTCACCATGCTGAAACGGAAAAGTCGTTTGAATAGGCATTACTTAACGACCTCCAAACCGGGTAGATTGCGACCTTTGCGACGGTTGACCATCTCAGTTTTTTTCTTGCCGTAGTCACTGCCATCACGACGCTCAACGTTATCAAGCTGATCGAGATGGGAACGAGTTTTGTCAGCAGCGTCTTGCTTCGCGTCAGGTTTGAGAGCCAAATACATCCCATCAATGACGGCATCAGGCAGATCATCAACCCCATCCTGCTTTCGCACAGTCTTGAGGTAAGCGCGCTTAATTTGCGGAACCGTTAGCGCGGAATCAATCCGGAAATTGGAGTCAACGCTTTTGATACTGGGAAGCACTTCGCTCCAAGCATCATTACGGGCTTGCACCTCGGCGGCGATCGCCTCATCAGATGTGGTTAATTCTTCCATCTTAGTTTTCAAGCCTTGGACTTCACCAGTCAGGGTTTGCACCTGAGTTTCAGCTTCATCAAGTTTTGCTTTTAGCTTGCCAGCGTCATCCTCTTTGGCGGATAACGAATCGAATTTTTCTTGCAATGGTGCGATCGCCGCTTCTCTCTGATTAGCTAACTCCGCTTTAATGGCGGCAATTTCATCAGATTTGAACTCGTAATCCACACCGTCTAAATTGATACGAGGCATAGCCCCTCCCTCATCTGTACGGTTGTTGCTTTGTTTTTTTTCAGTGGCGATCGCCGCTGCTTGGGTTGCTGGCTCCCCAATGGTTTCAAAATCTTGTCTTGTCACAGCAGAATCACACCGGAAACAATCGAGATGTACTTTCACCTCAGATCCGGCGCGTCCTTTCGGCACAATCGCGAAATGGTTATATTCTCGGTTTCTTTGTTCTAGGCGATCGCCGACTTGCACCACGTCACACCGATAACCCGCGCTAACTTCTACAGCATCGCCACTTCTCACGGCTTCAATGGCTTCTGCGTCATTCAATACCCCCAGTAAGGTGAGGATATCGGGGCGCGAATCATCCCGATAAAGCTGAGTCATGCCGCGCTGATGTTGGCGGGTATTCGTTCGGTCAAGCAACCCCGATTCAGGGTGCATCAAGGTGATGGGCTTGCCCCATGTCGTATCGAGAGAAGCTTTATCAAAGAGCGTTTCCTTTGAGACATACTCAACACGCTCTTGACCTTTCTCATCGAGGTAAACCAATGGACCGACTTTCGATACGCCCATCCAAAAACGAAGAGATCCGTCTTTGGTCTCTTCAGTGCGATAGATAATTCCAGTGTCTAGGCGGTTTTCCACACTGTTTTCCACACTAATATTTTAGTGACTAATATTCATGCCCATTATAAGCGAACAAACCGAAACAACAAGATACTTGATAGGGTGGAGGCGATCGCCTACTAATTCGACAGACTAAGCAATAGCACCTTCGGGCAGTTCTGGGATGATCGCCTCAAAATTTAGCCTTCTCCCAAAAGCAGTCCAGATCGCTGCCTGTATTTGATACGGGAAATCTTTATCGGGATTCAATTGAAAACCATACATTCCATAGGTGAGCGATAGGATGTCTTTTAGTTCAAGGATGTCGAGAAAGTCGCCTGAGTAATTGATCGCCGTCGGGACATCTTTTGTTTCGTCAAATTCTAGGGATGCGTTTTTATAGTTAAAGTTCATGATTTTCCAGCAAAACTCCAGTTATGAAGTGCATAAATTCGGGATCTTTTTCAAATGCTGCTTTTAGTTTGATTGGGTCTGCAAACTGTTGGATGCCCATTGGGTAAACTTCCGTTGCATTCCATGTCCCATCTAAGTTTTTGTATTCCTTCCCAACATAGGCATCAAGGAAGTTGTCAGGATAAGCGATCTCACTTCGAGAATAGTTAATCCCTGTTAATTTCTTGAGGCTAACGGGCGTTGGAGATGTTGAACGGCTAAGGATAAAATCAACCGCCATTTCTAACTTTTTAGGGTCGTTAAATTCCATGTGGTGACTCATTTCATGGAATAGCGTTGTTTTATCTAAATCAGAGCCAACGTTTAACCCCGGTGAACCATCAATATCCTTGTCTGCGGAGGCTCTTTTCCCTGCCCTATAAAATTTAATTTGTTGGGTTTCAAATCCCCCTGTCAAATCAATATAATCATCTACCATTGCAGTAATTTCTTTGTGCTTTGCTTTTCCAATAGCCTTTACCCCACGGTATCGAGTTGGGGGGTCTGCAAATGTAATAGTTTTTTCTACGGAGCGCAAACTTTTTGCCCTTGAGTTCTTCCCTCTTGCTTTTAGTGCAGAAATCAATGCGTCAAACTCTTTTTGTTCTTCTTTGAAAAGTGACTGACGGAGGGCTGACACCTGTTTTTCAACTACCTCTTTTTCTTTCATAAGCTTAAAATATCCGTCTAAGTCGCTACCGGAATAGAGCTTTGTCATCTCAGATCTTAGTCTGCTAACTTCAGTGTTCCTTTCGTCAATCTTTTTGGTTAGGGATTTAATTTTGTTTTGTTCCCCTTTATTTGCAGGATCATTCAAAATCTTCTCAGCATAAACCCGCCCTTTTTCTGTTAATTCTTGTCGGGTCAATCGTTGCGGTTTTTGAGGTGTAACATCCACGGGCTTATCTGCTGGCTTGGCGATCGCCTGTTTCTTAGGCTTAAACGGCGCAATATTATTTTTGAACTTACTTGGGGTATAGAACGTGGGCTTTTTCTCGTCAAAGGGGGCGCGGTTCATATTGACTAAACCCGTCTTTTTCGCCGCCGCCATTTCATCCTGCATCCACTTCAGATCATCCTCAGACAGCCAAGCAGGGTCAACCGGAGCCGTCGTCGTTCGACACTGAAAATGAAACGGGGGCATTGCAGCGGTGATTTCCACAATCCGCATATGTCGCCATCTGCACCATGGAGTCGTCCGTTTATCAACCAAGGCGATGATTTGAACGTACTTAACCCCATACCCCTCATAACGTTTTTTCGATGCCTGATTGAATGCCGTCATCGTTGAGGTTCT